TAAGGTATATAACTTGAGTCATAACCCAATAATTCAGCATAATGATGATGTGCCGTACAAAGCATTTGGGCTGATTCTAAGATCATTTTAACCACATGCTTATTGTATTGTATCTGCGCAGCTTTAACTGGATCAGAATGTAAATAAAATATATTCATCTGTATCTTTTGTTAGTTAATCTATTGTAGTGTGCGTCTAATAATATATGAGCAACTTCTTCGCTGATCATATTATCATTATATAATTTCCATATTACTTTACTCATAGTTCCTAATACATTTAAATAGCGGGTGTCTGTAAGAACCTGCATTAGTTTTTTGAAAATAAGTAAAGGTAGCACGCTGACCAATGTAGTCATGAACGTTATCGAGCATAGCCGCTAAATCCTTGTAGGAATAACCTTTGCCTGGTGGACAACCAAACTGTATACCTTCGTCATCTAGCATAATGAACTTACCGAGCGTGCCTTGTCGCTTACCTTTACCTGCTTCATAACCAATGATAGTTGCTTCAGTGTCGCTGAAGTCTTTAAACTTCATTAGATCGTAAGACCTACCATGTTTGTACAGACCATCTAGTCTGATAATACTACCTTCGTAACCTTGATCAAGGAAGTCAGCATGTATATTTCTTGCATAGTTGTAACTGTCAACAAGTTTTGCAGGAACATATTTAATTTGAGCATCATATATATTTGATGTCACAAGTTGTTGCATACGAGTTTTGTAGCTGTCATACATAACACCATCAAAGTAATCGTATACGTGAAACTGCACAAGATGTTGAGCGTTTAGTCTATCATCTGCGGTAGGCTTTTGCTTACGAACTAATGATATAATTTTTTCAAAGTCATTTTTAAGCTTGTGATTGTATAACTCGCCATCGAGTATTACATCTGGATATTGCTTGAAAAATGATATAAGTGCTAACTCAATATGAGCTAGATTCATAAATTTTTTGCCGGTACGAGAGTATGCACCGTCTTTTGTAAACAGACAGCGTACACCGTCAAGTTTAGGTTGTATATACACAGGTAGCGACCAATCAACTCTGTTGTTGTCGAACTTGTGTGCTAGCATTGGTTTTTGCATATTATTTAAAATTTTTAAGTTTTTGTTCTATTTTTTTTATTTTATTCTGTAATTCTTTGCAAACTTCATAGTTTTCACGTTGTAACTCAAAGTCCAATTGAGTCATTGTTGAAGCTAATTCAGCAAGCAAATCTTCTTCTGTAGTAGTAGATCTAGTTGGTACAACAAACGTATCTGCGTGATACATTAATTCTGTTATTACTAGTTCTGCTACACGTTGAGCTATTTGTTCTATTTCTCTTTCAGTCATAATTAGTTTGATTATTAGCGAAATCAGTGTACTCGTAATCTTTCATATATTTGGATATAATTTTTTCAGGTTTTAATACAAATACACATTCGCTGTTATACATATCCCAACAACTTACATGTATTTTATTTTTATCACCTGACCATATTACATATCTATATTGATGGTCTATCTGATTTGCTTTAGGGTATAAGTAGCAACTGTCATAGTACATATCGTGTACGAGTTTACTAGCTAATCTACTACCGTCTTGACAACCATTGTTTTTAGTCATCAACCAGTTAGCAATTTGTACACCTTGCCATTCAGGATAACCATCATGGTGCATGTACATATTTACATAGCTTTTGTCTTGTACAAGATCAGGGTGTATAGCAAATCCTTCTGGATACCTGCTACTATGCTCTCGATCTACAACCATTATTAAATTTCTAGTACTCATATTATTCTTCGTCTTTAATATAACCTTCTTCGATTAATTCATCTTCAACTTCTTGTATCATATCAGCTATAAAATCTTCATAAGCCATCATTATAGCGTCATCAACATAGTCTGACTCTTTATCGCTAACATATATTAATTGATTATAGCCATCAGTCATAGCTTCATATAACTTATCACTTAGTTCATTATCGTAATAATGTATATCTTCGCCAACACATACATCTCTACCGTCACCATGTGTTGCTACCCAAACTTCATAGCCATCAGCCGTTGATTCTTCGTATATTGAATAATCAGGAGTGTTACTGTATTCGTCTGTTAGTTTAAAGTCATAATAGTTTTGCAATGTTTCAAGAGCGTTTTCGTCATTATCATACATTGACAAACCTCTGTCTTTTAGTCTTTTTTCAATTACTTCGTCTGTAATTATTTTTTTAGTTTCCATATTCTATTTTATCATTATTAGTTACCATCCATTCACAATCTTTTAAGCTGTGACCTGCACCATATAAAAATGCTTCACAACTCTCATGATCAGGATTCCATTTATTTTCATCTGTACATAACGCGCTAATGTCATATCTATATATTTTACCGTCACAAAAATCTAGTAACCATATATATTTAACTGACTCATCAGCAATTATAATTTCTTTATTTTTAATAGCTTTTGCTATTGCTTCATCTGCTTTCAATGAAACTAATTTTTCTTCTTGCATTTCATGCCATGCTTTAATTGTATCACTCATAATCTTTAGATATTAAGATGTTATCACCGTATTTAAAATCCCATGCAGTAACTTTAAGTAGCTCAATATCAGAAAATGTATATAAAGAGCTAACGTCACTGATTTTAAGATTAGAATAAAATGTTTCGTTGCTAAGTTTTTCAATAATATCTGTGATAGTATGTTCGTACTCAGCCATGTTTGATAGTAAAGCCTCTTTAACTTCGGGCTTTAGTCTTTCGAAAAGTGTAAGTCTTGCCATAATTTTATTTTATTATATTATCTGTTAGTGTTTATATTTTGTTTGTAATTATTCACCGAGTACAATAATGTCACCATGAATACTTTCGTTTTCAATAATAGCTTCTACATCTTGAAAGTGATACCAGTCCATTTCCAAATCAGACATAGTTTGCTTAATTTGATTAACTTTAGTTTGTTTACCATTGTTATCACCGATGATATAACCACCGATAAATAATACGCACGCTAGTGCAATCGTTTTTCTTCTGTTCATATAATTTAATTTTAGGTGCGCAGGGAGGATTCGAACCTCCGACCTCGAGTTTATGAGACTCGCGAGCTAACCAACTGCTCTACCGCGCAAGATTTTATTAGTGGACGTGGCAGGAATCGAACCTGCGTTACTACCAACCATGGGAAACCCTGGTGCGTAGTCTAACCATTTCACGCCCAAACACCTCACATACTACACTACTTGATACTGCCTAAGCGTAAATGAGCATTGATGTTATTGGTGTTTTGCTAGCTATTCACTTATGTAATTTAGGTACCATTTGTCGTGGTATCTTTACAGCATTTGCTCACCTAAATCCTAATTAAGCTACTCGTCTAGCTATTTACGTCGCCATGATTTGTGTACTGCGGCAGACAATTCTTGTGATACTATTTGTACTTCAAGCACTTGTTTATTAGCTATAATAGGAATATAGCTTACTTTTTTAGTTGATGAACAACTGACACAAGTGTCATAACCTAGCTCAATACGAACTGGGTGAACTGTTTTACCGCATTTACAAATCATATTATTATTTTAATATATTATCTGTTAGTAATATTATTTTGTTTGTAATAATTTGTTAAGTGCAAGGTTTATTACATATTCTTTCATTTCTTGATAGTCATCACCGTCAAGTGGTTGGTCAGCTAGTTGCCAATCAACACTGTCATCAATAATTTCCATCATGTGATCCGCTACGCCTTGCGCTATAAGATCTAGTTCTGCCATTTTACTCATTTTGCATAATTTTTAAGGTAATATTTTAATATAAAGTTAAGTCTAGCTAATTCAGAATATATAATAGCTCTCGCCCATGTATCATATTCTTTAGTTTCTAAGCCATTATCAGTTAGAAATACCCATCTTTTTTTAGTTTTGTACTTAGGATTTAGTTGCCATATTCTATCACTGCTGTCACACCTGCGTACCATACCTGATTGGTATGAAGCTATTTCTTGACCTGTAGGCATTTTAAATTGTCTAGTGCCATTTTTAGCTTGACGCTGTGTAGTTATTTCTTTAATTCCATATTCGATAAGCATATTCTTTACGAACTTTTCTCCAAGCCAAAACTGCTCAATTTGATAATTTGTCATAGTGTTTTTATTAATTTTAATTGTTCTACTGTAAATTTTTTAGTTGTTTCTCGCCACATACGGTTGTGAGTGAACTTACGTGCTTTGCTGAACGTAGATTTTTGCGCGTGCTTTACTCTTCTGTATTCTGCATCAGTAAGCCCACTACATTTACCGTCATGTAAAGTCAGACGCCTATGCTCGTCTGCTTTAAATTTTCTTTGTGCTTTAGCATAAGCGCACAGTTCTTTCATGTTAGTAACTACCATGGTAATTCTGTTTTTTTAATATAAGTTAGACCTTTGTAGTTAAACCACTCTGATTTGCCTTCTCTGTCTGTATCTTCATCATAAAGAAAACCGAAGGACTTAGGAATATCGCCTATATGATAACCTTTGTAAGTTGTTTTGTTAAGGCGAATTTGATTGTTTGGTAAGAATTTAATTGTTTGCATAAGTTTTTTATTATATTATCTGATAGAAATATTATTTTGTTTGTAAAATTTTATGAGCATTTTTACTTGCGTATTCAGCTACACTATTACGCCAAAGCCACTCACGCTTACGATATTCATAGTCAGTACACCATTTTTTCCATGATTTACTCACAGGTTTTTCACCGTATTTAGCTTCAAACTCTTCTATTTGTTTTAGTTTTGCAGCGATTTGCTCTGCAGGATAATCTTGAAATTGCATAGTATTATTTTTTATTAGTGTTATTATAAAATTTGATTCTAGTTTGTACATCTTCACGAGTTATCTCGCCTTTCATTTGGCTGAGTATATCGCTTGACATATCTATTTGTTTTCCGTTAGGACAAGTTAATATAAATTGCATAGTTATTTATTTAAGAATTATTTAATATTAGTGGATAAGGTGGGAGTCGAACCCACATGCCAGATACAACTTACGTCATTCACCGAAGCGACATTGCAGCCATTACCTGATACACTACTGTCCATGTAGTTACCCGTTTATTTTAGTAAAAGTCGTCATATATATCTAGCACTTTAGACTTTTGCTCGCTAGTTAATTTAGTATAATGCTTGTCGAATAGTCGCCAAGATATTTTTAGTAAAGTATAAGATTTAGTACACATAGTATTATTATTTTATTAGTTAAACATTTATTTTATTATCTGCCTCTTGTTATATTTTGTATGTAAAGTAGTTAAGATATTTTAACTACTTCACGTACTATTACTGGTACACTTGTTGATGAAGTGTAAGATTTGTATTTAAGAAAGCAAGGCATAGTATTAAGTTTGCTTTTCATAATGTTATACACTTTGTCATGATTGTAAGTGCAAGTTTTGCCATTTTTAAAGTTTACTGTAATAGTTTGATTTTTGCCAATTAAAGATTTGCGAATTACAAAGCGTTTAGAAATTAAATTTTGCATAGTTATTAGATTTTAAGTTATTATTATTATTTATTAGTTACATTTATATTATCTGTTTGATGTAATATTTTGTTTGTAAAAGTTGTATATTTATTTATATGTTGTAAATGTTAGTAAAGTTCTGCACGAAATGTCATAATGTCATATTAATGTCATATTGTCATAAAGACATATTGTCATAGTAATCAGTGACTTACTGTCATGTCAGATTGTCATATTGTTATAATTGTGATATAACGTGGACAAGTATCATTGATAGACATGGTAATATAAAGGTGAATGTAAAGATTAAGCCAATAGTTCTAAGTAAGTTCTCTTTTTTAAACATAGTATTTTATTTTTTATTTGATTTACATTATTAATATCTGTTTAGTACAGTATTTTGTCTGTAAAAAGGTAAAAACTGTGGATATACTAGGAAAAATGCTAAAAATATATGAAAATAACAATAAAAACATGGTAGGGCCAGCAAAAACGAAACGATTTTACTAAAAAAATGCAAGGTCGATAGCGGAGGAGGGATGCTGTACCTCTCTATTTGTAACAATTTTTTAAAATAGGACATAAGCCTTATAAGGTATATAAGTAGTAGGCTAATGTCACACTTGTAAAACTACGCTTTTATATGTGAGTATATATAATATATGGAAACACAACGATTTATGGGTCGCGGGCAACTAATTCCTAGATTAATAGCTCAAGTAGGTAACAGAGACTTCGCTATGAACTTGCTTAAAAAACGCGGACATATGGATGCTGCCGGTAATTTAACACCATCTGGTCAAAAAAGAAACAATATGACAGCAGAAGAAAGAGCATTAGATCGTGACAATGATGGTAGACCAAGAAAATACCATCCATCAACAAACTCAACAACATTATTGTAATATGGCAGAAATACAAGCATATCCACAAGGTACACCGGCAACAGACACTATGTTGGTAGGAACACAAATGAACGTACTACAGTCTGACGGAACAAGAAAAAACTTAACAAGAAATTTTACTGCAGCTAGTATAGCTGGATTAGCAGATGCACCAGCTGCTTATACGACATATGTAGCTAGATGGACTCAAACAGGAGCTACTGGAGTTCCAATATCAACTAGTGTGCTACAGAACACAACAGGATTAACATGGACATGGACTAAAGCTGGCATTGGTACTTATGATCTTACTCCTGATTCTGCTATTAAAGACAATGTTTATGTAAATGTTTCTTCTTGGGAAGACAATGCACAATCTACACCTGCATCTACTGGAACTAAATCTCTTAGCGTTAAAACAGCTGGACCTAACTATATAAGAATTACAAACCAAGACAACGCTGATTCAAGTTTTGTAGATGATGTTCAGAACGGCATGATCGAAATAAGAATATATTAAAAAATGGCAAGAATAAGTTCGTATCCTTACGATACAACTGTTACTGATAATGACGCGTGGATAGGCACGGAGGCCAGTAATAGACAAACAAAGCAATTCACTGCATCGGCAGTAGCCAATTATTTAAACCTAAATGCTAAAGTAAACATTGGAGGGCAGATGTCTTTTAAATGGTCAGATACTAAAAACGGCGGTGAAGGTACAATATCTCAAGAAGCTGGTGGTGGTTCAGGTAATACTATACAATCATTAACATCACCCAATAAAATACACTTATCTATAAAAGAAATAAACGGGCAAAACGTAGTTAAGTTTTTAGAGTATATAACAGGTAAAGATATATTATTAGGACAAGGTGATCAAATTAGTCAATTTGGTCATTTTACATTAAATACTTATGCTGTTGACCCAGCTAACGCAGATTACTACATAGCAACATTAACATACATCGGTGGTAATGGTAATATTGCGCCACAAGGAACACAGTATACAATTATACAATTTAATATTAATGACGGCACAGGTCAGACAGTTGTACAAGAGTTCAACGTAATGTCTAATCAGTGGGTTATTAATAATACAACAGGTAAGACAAGACCTTCAGTGACAACCGTAAATACGCAAGATGATGTGATTTACGGATGCGTTGATTATATCAGCGATACTGTAATACACGTCAACTTTGACTCGCAAGCGTCGGGCAAATCATATTTAAACTAACAATAACTAAAACATTTAGAAAATGGCAATTAAGTACTACTGCGGGTTGGACATGCTCGCGTCAATTGATTTAAATCAAAATCAACTGGTAAATGCTAGAATAGAAAATCTTGCTACAAGTTCAGAACCGGCTGCTAATGATTCAGTAAGTGGTCAGATTTATTACAATACGAGTAATAACGTTCTTAAGTTTTTTAACGGAACTGCATGGGTTACATTAGCCGCTTCAGGTGGTGGTGTAACATCGTTATCAATTGGTAACGCATCGGTAAACTCAGGAGGTGTAAATACTTCTTTAACTGTAAGCGCATCTACTGGAGCTGTAACATTAACACCAAAAATATACGGAGGAGGAGCTAATATTGGTATGGTACCAACTGGAGGTTCTGCCGGTAAGTATTTAGACGGCACTGGTGCTTGGGTAGATGTTTCTACTGGAGATCTTACAGGATTAACAGCTGGAGATGGTATAAGTATTACAAACGCAAGTGGTCCTGTACCTACAGTAGCCGTTAAATACGCTGGAGCTACTGATAACCTTATTCAATCAGCAGACAGTTTAGAAGGAACAGGTATAGCTACTAATGATATAATAATTTATTCTGACCATACCGATAGTGATAAAGTTGTAAGAGGTTTAGTTTCAGATTTACCTTTTGCACCATCAGGAACTGTTTCAGGTGTTACAAGTATAGCTACTACATCACCAATAGAAGGTGGTACTATAACAGGCACAGGTACTATATCTCACGCAGCACAAGCACAAACTAATACTACACCTGCCACTACTTTAACATATGGCGGTACATTTACTGCTCTTTCAGCTAATGTTGGTGTTAATTCTACAGGTCACGTTACAGGTCAAACGCTTACTACGTTTACAATGCCTGCTAGTGACGATACTACTTATGACTTACTTACAACTAACGGTAGTAACCCAGATCTTCTTTTAGATCCTAGCACAGGTAGTAACGACATAGTTAATATGAATGGTACTAGTACAACTGTTAGTGTAACAGGTTCTAATACTAATACACTGACATTTGACTTAGTAGATAGTCCAACAATTGCTGACTCATTAACAGTTACTAATGATTTAACTG